CCACGATTGGTGCCGTGTCCGCTAAGAGATTTTTCCCTTGGGGTGCATAAAATGCATGGAGAGCACTCGGTAGCGTCGCAGTAGAATGCTTTGGCGCGGCCCCTAAACGGCAGGTCCTTCGGGACAGGCGAACCGCCTTCAGCAAGCGGGGTGGGAAAATCGCCGAAATGGGGGTGCAGTTTGAGTCTGCGGTAGGAGCAGAGCTCGTTTCTCGTCGGGTTGCCGAAAGGAACGGACTCTAGTGTTGGTGAGCGGTTGAAGTCCGCGGAAACAAAAGACCAGGTGCTGGCATTGCCGAGCAGGTAGGCACCTGAGAAATACCCAATGTAATTTTTGAGCAATGCTAAAGCATTGGGTGGCCCAGATGGGGCAATACACCCGTCTACTAGTTCAGCGGCCGGATTCCGCAGACAAAATGATAAATATGCAAGCCTCCTCTTGTGGCTCTTCTGCCGAGCCCGATAAACGCAGTTTGTACACTGATTGCACTTCGCAATTCAGTTCGGTTAGAGTCCGGTCCCCATCTTTAGGTCGAGAGGGGACAAGACCAAGACCGACTGTGGCCGTCCCAGACATCGATGATCTGAGACGGACGTGGGGCAGATCCGGGTTCCCTTGGAACCGGTACGTACGCCCTGGAGACGCTGAGCAGAGTTGTCACCTTAACCATTGGCAACGCTGTCTCGGCGGATCCAGCGATCCGTGCGGTGTCTGGGCTTCAGGCCCGGATCTGCGGTGGAGTGGAAACCCGTACTGTGCTGGCTACGTTAGAATGCCAGTCGACAAGGACTTCCGGGTGCTCCCACCTCCACCCCCACCAAAACCCAGTCGGCCGACAAGTTTTAGACGGATTGGCGATTTCTTCCTAGGGCGCAAGGTCCTGAGGAATCATGTTGTTAGGGAAGCTGTCGGCGTTCTGCCCCTGGATGAAAGACCAGGGAAGGCCGGCAAGTTGACTTTGGTCGACGTCAAGTGGAAACCCTACCACATTCGCGACGGCTATTTCCCCCGTTGCGGCCAAAAAGTTGAGGCCGATCTCGCTGATGTTAATCCACTGCAGCGAGTGCATTGGGCCGCCCCCGGCGGTTCCGCCCTTGAAAGCCTTAAGAAAGCTGAAAGGGTAAAGGTGGATCCAGGCCTAAGGAGAGGGTCTGAGGCACCGGCTGGTGCCAGACTGCGGCAACGCGCGCGCTGGGTTCTTGGTTTGAACCCAGACAAACAACGTAAGTGGCTAAGTGGGCTTCTTTCCGGACGGTGGACACCTGACCTCTCCGAAGAGTTTGCACACCCTGCTGCTGCGTCGCTTGTAGCTGCGCGCCGAGGCGCGGTGAAGTTCCTGGGCGGAGGAACTCTTACAATCCCCGCTGCTGAAGGAAAGGAGAACACGACGCTCGCTTATGTGAACGCCGTGCACGAGGGACGAGCGTTCAGGCTTTTCCCCGAACTCCTTGCCAAGTTGTCCCTTTACGCCAGCTTTAGGCTGCGCGGTCCTGCATTGGTTTTGGCCTTGAGGACTCGCGCTACCGAGTGGTGTAAATTACAGGGTATCCCGACCGAACTTGCCGCGGAAACGCTTTCGCCTTCGGTTGCTCTAGCTTTCTTCCCAACAGTACAGGAGGAGATAGGGCGGGATATTCTGCGTGAGGGGGCCAGCAGCGTGGGGGCTTCGCCCGTGGCTGAGGGGTGGTGGAATGCTGCCGCTTAGGACGGCCCGGTTTGTTTCCGGGGTGTTTGCTGTGGGGTTACTGAACTTCCCCTACGGCTGGACGCCCTCCTGGAGCTGAAACAAGAACTGGGCTGCGATCCTAAGGGCAGCAGGAAGATGTACACAGCGTGGAAGGCAACAGGAAGCGATTCCTTACAGGGTTGTTGGGTACCCTCAATCCACGCTAACTGTAACCACAACGAGGTCGCCGCACTCTTGAAGCGATCTCTGGGGCCCACACCCCTGGCCGACGTGGGCGAGCGCCCACCTGTGCTGTTAGCTTTTCGGAGGCTAAGGCAGGTTGCTCGCCGCTACGGCGGTTTACGGTGGTCCCACCTGGAAACTGCGCAATCGTATACAGGGCGTTTGCGCAATAGATACCTTGAGGCTGAAAGGTCGTTGCGTGAGGACGGTCCAATTACCAGATTGGATAGCAAAATCACTGCCTTTCTGAAAGCTGAGAAGTTCGGAGCTGCCAAGTTGGGCAAACCACGGATGATCTTCCCTAGGTCTCCGAGGTATAACTTGGAACTCGCGTCTTGGCTGAAACCGTTTGAGCACTGGCTTTGGGGTTACCTAACGGCTAAACGGTTCTTCGGGGGTTCGAATACCAGGGTTGTGGCGAAAGGCTTAAACGCGGACCAGCGCGCGGGACTGATTACTCGTAAATTCAGGTCCTTCACGAACTGTGTCGTGTTTGAAGTTGATGGCGCTGCCTTTGAGGCGCATTGTGATGTTTGGCAGTTGGAGATGGAACACGCCGTGTACTTGGCTGCATACGGTGGTGACCGCGAGCTACACTCAATTTTGGCTCGCCAACTGGTTAACGAAGGGAACACTCCAGGCGGAGTGAGATTCTCGCGCGCTGGCGGTCGGGCTAGCGGAGACTTTAACACAGGCATGGGAAATACCCTGATCATGCTTGCGGTGGTTGTCGCGGTGCTTAAGCACCTCAAGGTACCGTTCGATGTACTAGCGGACGGCGACAATGCTTTAGTCTTTTTGCCCGACTGGGTTGCCAAGCGCGTCGTTGAGAATTTCGCTCCTCTTGCCCTTCGTTTTTCGGGCCATGAAATGGTCCTCGAACGTCCGGTGTGTCATATTGAAGGCATCAGGTTCGGCCAGAGTGCCCCGGTGGAGATCCAGCCTAATCGCTGGACCATGGTGAGGGATTGGAGGAAAGTCGTTAGCCAGATGACTTCCAATCATGCTCACCTTGAACAGACTCGCTTTGTCCCTCGGTACCTTAGGGGTGTCGCACAATGCGAGCTGTCTCTCCACGCGGGGGTGCCTGTAGCGCAGTACCTAGCCAGACGCATCATTCATGTCACTGAGGGCGTGAAAGCTGTAGGGGGGGACTTCTACAGAGAGTATGAGGCGATGGGCGTTAGGGTTGATAGGGCCGCGTTGGCCAAGTTCAGGGAGCCGTGCGAAATCGCTAGGCTCAGTTTTCACCGTGCCTTTGGGTTGAGTCCAGAGGACCAAAAGGAAGCGGAGGCGCACCTCAGCACTGCAGTTGTCAATGTTAAGCAGTGGATCCCTGAGGAATCCCCGTGGTCCGGAGGTGATTGGCTGAGTGCGAGGCCTGGCATTTCGGAGAGTTGGTTTGACGAGTCGCGTACGGAGGGGCCCCTGCCTGGGGTGTCCCTTGGGACTTGATCAACGACTGATCCCTGGTGTGCGTGTAATTCGGGACCGGTGGAGAGCAGGTGGTTTGGAGGTCAAACTACTCCACAATGGAAGAGGAGACGCGAGGTTCAAATGCTTAATGTAGGGTCTAAGCTCTCAGTTAAGTATTTTCCTTGCCTGTGTCGTGGTAATAGGCAGCCGTTTGTGCAGCTGAAAATCCTTCACCTCGGAAGTTGCTAGGTGTCGTTGGCGGTTGAAAGGGAAGTGCGGTGGTTCGCGTAGTTTAAGTAGGAACCAACAGCGTGAGGACGTAACAGGCTTACCAACGAAAGTTGGGAGGTGCGAGACTAGATGGGTTAGGTAGTCCTAGTCCGGGTAGCACAACGTGGTGGGGTCTAAGCTCCCAAGCCTTGTGTCCGGCGAACGATCTTGACGGATCGGGGCAATCCCACTGACTTCAAGCCGCCCGCCTATCCGCAGGTGCGGGGTTCAACTGTTCGCAGTTTCCCCGCCTACCGTAGGGCCCCGAAGGGCGTACTCACTAACTGATTGGTAGACTTGTCGTCGAAAATTAACTACAGTTCCACGTCTGCATGCGTACCGTTTTCCTCAGCTTTCGGCTATCTGATTGGAGGGCCAAAGATAAACCTAATTGAAACCGGGGTGCCGTTGAAAGCGCCGTGGGTTACTGTTGCCAACCCTAGTCAAAAATAGGTGACACGAACCGGGCCATGGTGCCAACCCGGGGGTGACAAGCACCCCCCCTCACTGCTGGGGGGTTCCGAAGGCAGTCGCGGAAGCCACGCGTTAAGCTGTGTGATGAACAGCAAGGCCGGTGAGTTCTTTCCTCCGGGAGAGTTGGCAGACCCCCCAAAAACGCAGCAGTGCGATTGGGCCTTGGGGGGTTTCGACAGGTG